CTCTATATTCATGGCTCATTACATTATTAACAACTCTCTCATCGCGTGTAGAGTCTACAGAGACTTCTTCATCTACCAGTGTAAAAAACTCTGGTGGGTAAACGGCTAAAATATCAGAGAAGATATAATTACCATCATCTGTAATTTGGTGAATTGTGTATTCTTGACCTAGCACAAGATATCTTTTAGCGCAAGTTTCATATGAAGTATGTTCATATCTGTTTGTATTATCGAAAATTACTTTTCTACCAATTAAAGAGTCTTTTTTCATTATGCGTATTCCTTTTTTTAATTTGTATTATACTAACACCGTGTTTACAGCGTGTCAACCGTTATCTAGCCCTACAAGTCTTACAAGACCGTAAATAAGACATGCCATAAGAAAGAAAAAACCCACAACTGGCAATAGTCCAACCTCAATAATTATAACACAAAGAAGGGTAAGAAAAATCCCACCAGCAAATGCAGACATTACATAACCTACAATGAAGTCTAATGCAGTGATAATAAATTTATTCATAATATGGTCCTTTATAATCGTTTTTCATAGTGTGTAACTGTTTTTCACAAAAACTTTCTAATACGTTGCGGTGTTCCTGATTCGTTTTAATAGTGTCAGCGGCGCACTATTAGGTGAGTAAAATTTTACTTTTTCATTTATTTTTTCCTCTAAAACTTGTTACTGTATCAAAACCGGCCTTATGAATTTTATCTTTGTTGGACAATTCAACAGGCGGGTCACTGTCGGGACTGTCTGTCAGCATACTTGATATAAACTGAACAATCTCTTTATATGCTTCATAAGGCTCTATAATCGAAGACAATCCCAAATCATTTAATATAGGGTATTCATCACTCAAATATACACTAAAAGCGTCTACCACGTCAACTATAAAATATGGCTGGTTTACAAATGAATACACATATTCAATTGCCTGATTATTGTTCAAGTCAACTTCTCTCTCCCAGCCAGTGTGCATTTTATTAAATTCTAGCTGATGATTATGCTGGTTAATATCGGGAACAAACTCTGATAATTTTAGGGTTTTATAAGCTCTGTCCCCGTACCGAACAATCTTAAAATTATAGCTATTTATTGGCGATGCTAATAAATAATATCTGCCGCAAAACACTAGAATTTTTAATCTCTGTGTGAGCGGACCTCGACCGTAGTGGTCTTTGCTCATTCTAAAAACTGATTTCAGAGCCGCCGCAAAATGCTTACTCGTCTCTGGAAATTTGAATGATGATACAGAATTTGATCTTCTATCTAAAACCATTTTCGGATCTTCACCATAAATCTTTGTGAAGTAATCATAATAATCTTCGTGTTTTGAAATAATTAACATATTAATTAACCTGTATTATTGTTCTATGCATATAACATTACACTGTATTTAACAAGAGGTCAACCTATTTTCTCTCTCACGCTTGGTGTCTGTAAAAGTATATTTTGTTATCGTCTACAGTCTGGTTATAGTCTTTAAGGATAGGGTCTTTACAACCATTGATAAACTTCAAATATATACGAAGCTTTTTAGGATCATCTGTCTTGAAGTGAAAACAGTATGGTTTAGTCTGTCTAACCCATGAAACGATCTCATCTCTAATCTTTCTGAAAACTGGTATGGCACACTTCAAATCATTAAGAGTCGCGGCACTATATGAGTCATATGTCTCAAAGTTCCAAGCGTCTACTAAAGTCTCTTTACGACAAAACGCAACTTCGCCATCAGCGGCAACGATGATTAAATATTCTTTGTCATGTAAAGTAAATGTATGTTGCATAATTAATAACCTCACTATATATACTATAGCAAGAATTATAGGCTATGTCAATAGGTTATTTAATGTTTCTTGTAGAATTTCTTCAGATAATTGCATAAGACTATCAACAATCTCATCTTCTGTAGACTCTTCCAGAGATTCTCTTACACCTTGCGCGAATAGTTTACGACTCATTGCGAGTTCGTGTTCACTCGCACCAGTGTCTCTAGTGGCTGTATATATCTTATGCGCTAAGGCTTTTTTCTTATACACACCTTTTGAGAAAATCTGAATTTCAGCGGTAATGCCATCATAATCTAAGTCAATATGATACGCACCCTGATATCCTGCGCGGTTATTACCACCAGTGGTCTTTTTCTCAAACGAAAGGATATTTGAACGCATCTTTCTTTGAATATCTTTAGCTACACTTTCGGCATCTTCCGAACTCTGTGTAATAATCATACCGCCAATAAGATCAGGCGCATCGGCTAAAGACTTGCCGCGTTTGACAACCTTTGAAATGACAGAATCAAGGGGCTTTACGCGAGTCTTGATATCAGTGTTTTTATATTTCTTAGATAGTTTTTGCAGTGTATTTTTTAATTCCCTATCACGTTTATTAAGATCAGGCAACACCGCTTTATATATACTCTTTATAGCCTCTTCCTCAGACTTACTATCTAATCTATTTGAAGCTTTATTCTTTACGTAGTCTATTACATCTTTGTTTTTTCTCAATAGACTATTGACAACTCTTTCTGTAATCAATACAGACTCACTATAGTATTTGACATCGGGGAAGGTGCGAAGTTTCTCTAAAGCCTGTTTAATATTCAGATCAATGATAATGGCTTTGATAGACTGGTCTTTAATTCTTGCGCCTAATACACGATGATGACCATCTAAAACATATCCGTCTTTAGTTGTAAGAACGGGTCTGGAGTCTTTATTGCCTTTATCGACAACAATCTTAACAGTATCGGCGTTTAGATTCTTCTGTGTAGCCTTCAAAGACTTTGCAGGAATGTCTTTTACGGTGGTTTTAATCTTCTCAGTCTTTAACCATTTTTTAAAGTCTTCGAAGTATGCCGATTTAATTTGCGGCATATCCCGTCTACTGATATTGATGTTAGTCTTTGTAAAGGCTTTAATCTCAGCCTCTACAGTTTTCTCTTCGTTTATATATTCGATAAAGCTTTTCATTATTCTATTTATACATTAAAGAAAATTGTCATATCTTTCTCCATAATGTAAATTTGTGGCGGGCCATCAATCCTGAATAACAATACTCTTTCAGTATAGACATTAATTCAGACTTGTCAAGTCCATTTTCCATCATTGCCCCAATATCTTTTTCTTTTATCATATCAGGCAATAAGACTATACGAGCCTTTGAGTTATTATGTAAAAGCCTATCAATAATCTTTACAATCTCTTTATTTCTTGGCTGATTATCAAAAACATATACAAAATTACCGCGATCATATGACGCAAGCTTCATCAATGCGCTTCCCGCTACAGCAAGACTATTATCCACATACATACTATCAATTGGTCCTTCGAGGATATAAACGTCTTTGGCAAAGTCTACCATTTCAAGACCATATATCAGTGTTTTTTTACTCTCATTAATGGTAATGTAACGCAAAGAAGAATCTTCTTCTAACGATCTTCCTTGGAATGCGTAAGGCTTGCTTTCACTGTCATAAAACGGTATAACAAGTCTCTTATCAGTCTTATAAACATTTTTAAACTTTTTCGGAGATATGTAATCATTAATCCATTGTTGATAATTATCTGTATAGAATAGCTTACTATAATAAGACTCTGGTATCTTACGACTCTTAACATATTTCATAGCAAAGGGATTATCGACAAGTCTTGACAACCCTTCTATCTCATACCGCACAGGCTCACAGACATTTAAAACTTTAGGCTTATACACAGTTTTACGACTCTTACTCATATATATCTCTTTAAGAAACTCTCCAGCCAGCGAAGGCTCTTTAAACATAAGAAAGTCATATACGCCCATTCCAGTTCCACAATTATGACATTTGTAACTATAATTATCATTTTTAGTCTTATAGAAGTATCCGCGAGTCTTATACTCAGACTTTTCAGAGTCTCCGCACATAGGACAACGAAAGGTTGCCGTATCTTGTCCAGAGCCTATCCACTGAAACTTATCAAGCTTCGGTGAAATGAGTCTGATGTATTTTTCTTGGATGTATAATGACATTCGCTAAGTATAGCAAACTATAGGCTACTTGTCAAGCGGAGATTCGTAAAATTCTTTATATTTTTTGATAATAGTGTCATACAGTTTAAGTCTGTTTTGAGTGTCTTCAGCATTCAAAGCAAGATTCTCAAAGCCTTCGGTATCAAGTGCATACAATGGCTTTCCGTCTTGCAAGATTACAGACCATTCCATAGGTCTTAATTTTAAAGGCGAGGGATTAGACACATTAAGCGAGACTCTTTCAGTCTCAGCGACTAATACCGAAGTGTTTGCACACCCTGCAAGGAATGGTAAAAATAGTATTGTAATGATTAAAATTCGCATATTTTTATTCTTTATTATCAGATAGTTACAGAGACAAAATTCATTTAAAACTCACTTATGGTATCACCCTACAGTAAGTGCGCACAAACGGCATTTTCTTCATTTTTTAAGGCTTTTTCACCTGTAGCCAAAGCGAAACAGCGTATGCGAAGTCTCATAGATTCATTGATAAGTCTTTCAACCATCAAAGGCTTTTCTACGGCATATCTTTCAAGTCCACGCAAAGACTCATTAAGTCTACGTGTATTATCAGTAAACGATTCTTGAACACTATTCAACTCTGAGTTAATGTCTTTAATTGTGTTGATATCGTCTTTAATATCGGTTATGACTAATTCTTGTGTTTTAATTGTAATTTCATTTGCAACCAGTTTTTTATTCTGTGTGCTTATCTTTGCCTGAGACCAGTAGAAATAGACTCCAAAGAGTATTACTGTAACGCCAAAACCAATACCTAGATATTTCATTAACATTATCTGAACCTTCGTAAGTATAACATTGCGCCTGTATTCTCATCCTGTAGAATGATATTCTTTTTAGGATTGCCACGAGCGTAGCCTATAATTTCATCGTCTTCGCCAACAAAAGTTTTATACTGTTTAAATTTCTCTTTACCATGTCGGCATTTATTGAATACATCGCCATTACACTTAAAGACTCGTGATCCTGCAAAGCTAGGCATATCAACACCAGTTGTGAAGTTTTCAATAAGCTCTTCACCGTCAAACAACAATCCAAAGACTTCGGTATATTGTGTAGTGTCTACATCTTCATTTAAATATTGGACCATAAATGGTAAAATTATATCAGACTCTTCAAGATAATCTCTAAAGACTTTTTCAACATCAAAAGACTCTCCGACCTCTTCTTTAATAAGCATAATAGCTGTAGCATATCTGCCTATTGTAGAACTAGCCATTGGAACTTTGTTTAACAATTCCTTTAACCTGAATACAAGCTTATGAAAGCGTGTAAAAGCCTTCTTTTCTTCGCTGGTTCTTAATTGACGAATCTTTTTAAGCTGTTTACCATCCTTATCAATGATTCCAAGCTTAAAAGCATCGGTATCTTCAAAATCCTTTGTCAATAGGTATAAGAATCTAAAAGCATAATATGTGTCTAATATAGTAGTCATTAAATGGCTTCCAGTCTTTTCATGAGCGTTTCATCAATAGCAATAGAGTTTGTGTGAAGATTCCCGCCATTTATTCTAACAGTAGGTGGACACCTATTCAAGTATGTAAGAGTGGTCTTTACAGCCGAATAATACGCTGGTCCAGTCTTGAAGAATAGTATCTTACTTGCCGCAAAAGGATTAAAGACATTGAAGAATGATATGTAATGGTTAAGATACAGTCTTTCACATATATTATCATCTGTCATATAGCGTGTAGTAAGCTTTTTAATATGTACGATTCTATTCAAGTCTGAATAAAATTCGGCAATGTCGGCACAATTACTATTATCATAGTTTTTTGCGGCGTATAGTAGATAGGTACTTGAATTTAGATCAAATGTATCTAACATATTATTTTTCTTTAATTCCACGCTTTTCAATCTCATTTACAATGGCTTCATACTGGGATTCATCGGTATCGCGTGTATTTTTCAAAGCCTTTAGAAGTTCAGAGTCTTTCATTTTCTTAAATTTTGCAACACTCTCTTTAAGACCATCTTCGCCAGACTCATCTTCAGCATTATAACCCTTATCAATCTTCATAAAGAATGCCTTAGTCTCTTCATCAGTGGCAGACGCGATATCAAAAGAGTGTTCGTCCATCATTTTCTTGACGTATTCCTGATAACCAGACTTTTTAGATTCTTCGAGTGTTAAAGTATTATTACTTATTGTTATGTGCGTCATGTGGGGAAAACCTACGATACTGTCTAAGAAGTCAAAAGGCGCGTCCCGCCCCCTAGCAAGGGATTTGGGCATTGTAAACTCTTTTTTTGCTTTATCGAAAGACATTCTTTCTGCGAAGGGATGTTTCGATGTTTTTAAAGCCTTTTCAATTTTATTAAGAAACTCATTGCTGGTTTTCAGTTTTATTGTTACCATCTGCTCGCCTTCATGGAGTGCCGCTTCTGCCAAATCATCATAATCATCTTCACCGCGCAGATCATCGCCAACAAAATCATCATCACTCTGTAATTCAACCTCACCAGTCTCTACAACCTTGTCAAAATCGGCTGGATCAATTTCATGTACTTGAAGCTTAATAAGATTAATGAGAACAGTGGAACGGACATCGTAAATCTGTGGGGCTGTTTTCTCATACTGTAAGGTTAAGAATACGTTACGAACGTCTTCACCTGTAGAAAATGTAGAGACTGTAAAGCCTTCTTCACCAGCATCATCAAAGGCTGAGTCGTCAATCTCACCAAGCGTGTAACCATACTTGTGTAATTCTTGTTCAATTGTATTGATAAACTCTTCCATTCTCGGTTGTAAAGCATTGCTAACTCTTCGCGCAAAGTATGAAAGACTGCGAATAACGCTGTGTGGCATAATATTTACAGCTACGCCATCTGTATTAAGTGATTCAGTTAATTCTGTATATGATTTTACCATTTGGTGTATTCCTTTTAAATAATCTTAACATATTTATAAACATTCATATTATACAAATTAATTTCAAAATAATGCATTTTTTACTTGACAAGGTTTTGAAAGATGTGTATAATAGAATTATATATTCCCTTATTGTAATAAGTCTTATTCGAGTAAAATTCGTTTTTTTATAAATTAATATGTTAATTAATGGATACGAAAACACTGTAATCTTTTAACAGTCTTACTTAAATAAGAAATACAACAAATAATACCACGTAGATATTGCGAAGCAATTAGAGTCTTAAAGATTCTTACTGTATATAGACTTAGAACATTGAATTTGTTTATTCTCTACAGACTTACAATAATGAATACCTATGTCTATTTCATAGACCATATAATTTCAAATATGTATTTCTTATTGAGAAGACTCTAATGCTTCGCAAAGGGCTATGCCCCGTCTATCTTCGTTCTATCTTTAGGATATTTAGTTTTTTTATCATTTACAAGATCATTCATATCTTCTATATTTCCTGCGCTACTCTTAATTCTATTAAACGTAGGCTCACACACAGAATCTTCAATAGATAGACCACCTGTAGGATCGTTATCTAATATAGCTTTAAATGGTACGCTTGGCCCCGGTTTATTAAAATGAACTTGCGAACCGTCTACATATACGACTCCAGCCGATTCTATAGATGTTCCACTCTTTGAAACAGTATTGAATGAGGCTTCGCATGACACATTATATACGCCTTTGGAATAATGCACAAACTCTCCCTCATTTCTCAATACAAGATTTGCAAAAGACTGAATATTATGATTTCCTTTTGTGTAGTCTAGCTTTTCACCTTTTACACGAGTTGTCATATTACCATGTACGGTTAAGTCGTAATTCCCGCCAATTTTCTGTTTTACATCACCTTTTGTCAGAATATTGGCATTGCCTTGCACCGTTATATTGAGATTGCCACCTACTGTCAGGACATTGTCTTCGAGTGATATATGAAAATCATCTCCAAAGACTTTAACAACCTTTGTTCCATCTTGGTGAATCTCGTAATATGTACCAGACTTATGCATTTCCATAAGTCTTTCCGCACCCGGTGTGTCATCAACCTCTGTTACGTGTCCAGAAAGACTCTGAGTAACGCTATTGTAAGGATACGCCGTATGTGTAGGACTTGAAGGCTCTGTATAATTTAAATTATCATCGGCTGTAGAGATTACATCAAGTGTATTACTCTTAATTACATTTACACGATTATTAGACCCTCCAAGACCAGTTGTAGGAGAATCGTGTATAATGTCAATATCTTTAGTGTACTTACTCATTATTCTGGACCATCTTTCGCCCGTACGGGCATATCTGATTTTTTGAATGGCAATGGACTAATATCATATTGTTTATTTAATACAGTCTTTGTGAAAGATTGGTGTTGGTGTGCAAGTTGTGGAAACACTCGGCCGGGGTTTATGGCATTTGGTGCAACGGGAAGGGCTGTTCCTGTACGAATCTCAAAATGAAGGTGTGTCAGACTATCCCAAACATGACTTCTACCGACTGTACCGATTTGTTGTCCTTTTGAGACTGTATCGCCTACGCCAACACTTATACCAGCTCCAGCCGCGTCTTTTGCCGCGTCTTGACTTACACCTAAATGAGCATATATAGTGGTATATGTGCCTGTAGATAATTCGTGTGTAATTGCCACGGCATTACCGAACGATCTTCCTTTTGGTACACCGTTTGGTCCAAGCTTGTCATAATCACTTACTCTACCACCTTGTCCCCTATCTGCGCGGAATATACAAACCACTTTTCCTGCCGCCGCCGCATATACGGGAAGCCCTGCTGGTCCTTTTAAGACTCCATTAATATGTGACGCACCTTTATCAGTCTGTTTAAAGAATCCTGCTGGACATATATCAACTCCTAAATGTGTTCCGTTTCCGCGCGACTCTCCAAAAGCACTTGAAACAAAGCCTGAAAATGGAACACACCATTCACTTTTATTGATATTAAGCATACGCGGATCAACGGGGTCTGTGTTAACATTAACAGAGTCTGTTTCTTGTGGCGAGATATTATCGCCTTCTTTTTTAAAGATACTGAATACATTAGGAAACCAGTCTGTAGAACCGTTTTCGGTTGCGCGTGTAGACTCAGTCTGTGTTACACCACCAGCGACACCGATCATAATAGGAGATTGTCCAGATTCGCCATCTAAGAAAAAACCAAAGACTACCGAACCGGGCAATAAGCCTGTAGGAGACTTTCCAACTCCAGCGACCCCAGCGTTTGTAATAGGAGTTATAGGATAAGCCCACGGCAAGGCATCTGTAGGCAACTCTTCAATACTAGGATTGTGCCAACCATGTATTCTTACGCGACACCGACCAACTCCCATAGGATCGCCATTTGATTCGACTTCACCAAACCACCATATAAAACCATTCTTACCCTGAAAGAGTCTATCCATTATTCGCCAACATTTTCTCATTAAATATAGACTCAACTCTATTCTTCAAGTCTTCTATATTCTTTTCGGATATATCATTACCGACAATGACACTCTTTAAGAATAATTCACTATCTCTATATTCTTGTGTGATATTCTGATTAACCTTGATTTGTTCTCTAAGAATAAGACTCTTTTTAATATTAACAAGATAATCAATCGAGTCTGTTTTCTTATTAATAACGCCTAAATCAACGATCATTCTATCGGCAACTTTATAAAAAGCCCTACTCATTGCCTGAACAGATTCGTTATATGAGTACACTTTAATACTTTTCACAGACTCCGATAGACTAGGCAATAATATATCAGTGTCTAATAAGTGTTTATCAATAATTATATTATACTCTTTTGTTACATAGTCTATCAAAGGTTGGTAGTCTGTATATGTCGATACATATTTGTAAAAGTCTAATTTAATATCTTGGACCACTTTATTTTTTTTATTGATACCGAGTGGATCGCTAGGTGATACAAGCGTGTCTATATTTAAAACAGTCTGTAGTGATTGTTTCTCATACTCTAAAAAAGAGCTTTTGGCATTCTCGCGCTGTTCAATACTCTTAAAGGCTTGTAAGGCATGATCTGCATACTGCCCAGCATTTACGATATTTCTAAGACCATTAGGTAGAATATTAAAGAGTGGTAAAGATAATATTGATCTTAGACCACTATTTTTTATAGACTCTAATAATGGCATATTCTCTTCCAGTACATAAAGCATATTTACAACATCCGAGAATGATATGTTAATTCCTGCAATCTGAACTTCAAGGTCTTTAAAGAATACCTGTTCTATCTGCGAGAATAAAAGACCATTCTGCACACTGTCTAAGATTGCGAGATTTGTGTTTAAGAGTGAGAAACCGTCTACAAACATTTGTTGTACGTTAGCAGGAATAAAATTATATACACCGATCATAGATAAATTGCCACTAATTGTCGTAAACAGACTTTGTGCCGTTGCAACCTTGCCTAGAATGTTTTCAAGCTTGAATCTATTCTTATCTCTACGATAGTTCGGATCGCCTTCAACTTGAATATAATCAAGAATCTTACTCTCATTGACAAATTCAAGCCTTCGCGCTCGACTCATAAGAATATCAAGCCTACCTAAGTATGCTCCAGACTCATAAAGGCTGGAGTTTATTTGCGGGGCGTTATATATTTTATTAAATATTGACATATATTAAGCAAAGGGATTGAAGCCTTTGTCCTTATCAAAGTATAATTCTTCGACTGTGTAGAATTGCATATTTACATTAAATTGTCCTATACCCTCATTTGCATAACCTTTATCGAGTGGTGATACGTTTGAGGGGAATACGTCTTTGACAATACACTCATAAGTCTTGTTTCTTTTCTTATCATACTGTATAATGTGAACATTTTTTACATAGTCTTTAAAGAATGCAAAGCGTAGAGAACTCTTATTGAATATCTTTTCTTGCCATTTTACAAAATATTCTCTTTCCTTTTCATATTCAGACTCGTAGAATGTTAAGTTAAGCTCCGTAAAGCTTTTACCCATTGGCATATTATGAATATTACCAATTGCCCATTTGCGAAATTGTGAAAAGATAATGTTCGTACCGGGTGTATTCACCTGTGAACAGTTTAGCATAACGTCTTGTGAAGCGTCTTCAACAGTCGTTCCACCGAGAATCCTTACTTCATATAGATAAGGCTTTAATAGAAAGTTTCTATTAAGATGGGCGTAGATTTCTGTGATGTCTTTTGTCATAACTATATTTATATGACTTTATCTGCTTTTACCAGAGTCAGACCATACTTTACTATTGACAGCCCCTTTGAAGTCTGCTGTAGGTAGATATAAAGCGGCTTCCCACTCTTCAGATGGTATTTTAACAATCTTAGACTTTACGTGACTATGTAAGTAGTGTTTGAACATTGGTTTAAATATACTCAACTTCGCCGCGCCTTTAAGCATAGAATATGATATAGCAAATTTGGTCTTTTTGTCAAACCTTTTATTGTTTGTGTATGCAAGAAGCTTGTCAAAGAATAAAGCCCTCATTTTAGGCGATAGATAATGTACATTAAGACCATAAAAACCACCTTCTGCTGGTCCAACCATAATTATAAGCGGAAAAGCATCCCAATACGGCAATGTTGCTTTATGCTTGGCATCATACACAAAAGAATACATAAAGCCTATTCCGGGCGTGCGCGACAAACCAAACCCACGCTCAGTCTGATTTTTAATAAGCGTATCACGAGTGTTTTGTCCACCCATTGTCTTGACTTTGTCTTTATACCATGTAACAGACTGGCTAGAGAATCTATCTAGCTTACGACTTTGCGCTCCTCTTTCGAGTTTTTGCAAAAGGGTTAAAGGTTTTTCTTTCTTAGCCATACTCTTATTTATTCTTTCTACCAGTCTTTACAATGTTTTTTATATCGTGTTCGGTTATGATAGAGAATTTATATCCTTTTCTATTACAGTACGCAAGCGCGGCATCCCATTTTGCAGTATTGACCACAAAAGTTTTACACTCATTAAGGTATCGTAGCTTAGTCTTGCGTGTTTCTTTTTTTGGTTCGATTGGCGGCATAGTCTGAGACTCTGGTTTAACTTCTATAATCGTAGTTTCATTCTCTGTGTTTGTTATAGTAAAGTCTGGGAAGTATCTGTGTTTCTTTCCGTCTACAGGCGATATGTATGGTATAACAACCTCTTCGCTTTGCCACTGTATAATATTTGGATTATTATCACACCAAACCATGAACGATCTTTCCAATAACGATCTCCATACAATTTTTGTAGGATCACCTTTATACTTTGCGCGGTTTTTAAGTCTATATGTACCTTTGTAAGATTTTCTCATTATGTTTTATAAATATGTTATGAATGTAAAGGAATATTTATGACTAGCGATTTTAACAAGAATACCAGCTTTCGGTATCCAAACGATCTTTTAGATAAGACTAGGAAACAACCGCTTCCTTGGACACTCATTGAAATTGTAGAGTTTCGTCAAAGAAACTTTGTATGGGATAGA